AGCTTCTAATAAGTTTACTATCGGTCTACCATCTTCAGTAAATATCACTTCAAACCTTGACGTTGGTGGTAATGCTACAGTTTCTGGTGCATTGACAGTTACTGGCAACGTTACAGCTTCAGGACAGCTTACTGCTTCTGGTGCTAACATTTCATTCGCTGATAACCTCATCGAGTTTGGTGTAAATAACACTGCAGTTGAGGACATTGGATTTTATGGTCAAAGAGGTGATGGCTCGACGGGTCAAGGTTTTGCAGGCTTTGCATGGGATGAGTCTGTTGATGAGTGGGTACCATTTACTGCGACAAGTGGTAATGAGCCAACTGATACTGTAGGAACTCACTCTAAAGCTAAGATCCATGCATCTGAACTTGAGGCAGAAGGCGCAGTTATTGGTCAACTCCGTACAGAAGGTTCGGCTCCTTCTACTGCATCAGATACAGGTACTGCTGGTGATATTCGTTACGACTCTGCTTATATCTATGTTTGTGTAGACACAGATACTTGGAAGCGCGTAGCAATTACTGGTTGGTAATATTAGGTTATAGATTGACGCAGGTTTTACGGCCTGCTTGATATGTATGTTTATACGTATTTTTCGTATATGTAAAAACAGATCAAATGTAGATACCCTATTTGTAATAGGTGGCCACTTCGGTGGAATACAGGAGGCGGAGCCTGTAGAATGTCAGGAGACAAATTTGAATAAGCCACACATTTATAAAATTACCAACAATATCAGCAAAAAGTTTTATTATGGAGTACATAACGGATCGAATACTGATTATTATAAAGGCAGTGGTAAATTGCTGAAAAGGGCGTATGATAAACATGGTCCTAAAGCTTTTACTAAAGAAATACTTATGTGGTTTGATACAGAAGCTGAAGCTTATGAATATGAAGCAGTTATTGTAAATCAGAAATTAGTTGATAATCCTATGTGTTACAATATAAAACTTGGCGGCATTGGAGGTGGTTGGACACACTCTGATTGTAGCAAAGGTGGAAAAGCTTCAACAGAAAAAATGACACACGACTTTAGGGTCTCATGTGGAAAAAAATCAGCTCGTTCTCCTAGACATGTAAATAATCAAACAGTCATTTGTCCACATTGTGGAAAGGAAGGTAGCGTTCCTAATATGAAACGCTGGCACTTCGAGAAATGCAAAAAGAAACTATAATCTAAGAAACGAGTAGAAATGGACACTTCATTAGTATTATCAGCAGGGAGTATTTTGGGTGCTTTGACACTCTTTTATACATGGCATAAGGATAGTAAACAAACGACGAAAGAGATGACGCAACTTCATAGTAGAATTGACTCTCTAGAACAACGTATGGATAAAAATGATGATAATATTGATAAAATACTTGTTAGTATAAATGAAATCAAAGTTATTATTACTCGTATCGATACACAAGTTCAAGAATTGATGAAGAAATAAGGAGAGCACAATGGCAACTTGGTGGCAAAGACTATTCAGTAGAGACACAGAAAATTCTAATTTACTAACAGAAAGTGTTCAGCCTGAAACTGAGGTTATTACAAAAAGCGCACATATTTTAGACAACCTAGAAAAAGAAGCAAGATCTTTCGAAATAAATCCGCAAGATCACGCAAATTATTATCTAGCAGAAGCATATGATGGCAATGGTAAGAAATATTTCTTTGATGAGCATCGAAGAGATGAATTATCAATGTGGTCAATGAAAGAATTAGCTAAACATCATATTATTGCTTCTATTATCGGCGCTCGTGTAAACCAAGTTGCTGAATTTGCACAGTTTTCTAACGATGATGACCTGGGTTATAGAATAGTTATGAAAGACCCAGAAGCAGAAGTAACTGAAGATGACAAATTGAATATGCGTGCCCTCAACAACTTCTTACAGAATTGTGGCACAACTGTTCAAGATTACGAACTAACATTTGAAGCTTTCCTAAGACAGATTGTTAGAGATAGTCTCGTATATGATGCTTGCTGTTTTGAAATTATAAAAAATAGAAAAGGACAAGTAACTGGATTTATTCCTGTTGATGCAACTACTATTAGACGTGCTAAGATGTCTAAAGAAGAAGTAAAAAGAGGAAGAAAAGATCCATCAGGAACTAGATACTTACAGGTAATCAACCAAAAGGTTGTTGCTGAATATAAACAAGATGAATTATGTTTCGGTATTCGTAGGCCTAGAACAGATTTAGGTGCACGTGGATATGGTCATAGTGAGTTATATGAATTATATGGAACACTAAATAACTTATTCAATGCTGAAACTTATAATGGTGCACATTTTACTAACGGTATAAATGCTAATGGTATTATTGCTGTAAAGAGTAAAATGGACCCAAAGTTATTCCGTTCTTTCAGGCGTGAATTTTATCAAATGCTAAATGGTACAGCAAACGCTAAAAGAACACCACTTATTCAATTAGACCCAGAGGAAAATGAAGCAATCCAAAGTATCTCATTAGGTTCTTCTAATAGAGAAATGGAATATCAAAACTGGGTAAATTATCTAATCAAAGTTACATGTGCAGTTTACCAGATTGATCCTGCAGAAATTGGATTTGTTTTTGGTAATGAAATGCAAAGCTCAACAGTTTTTGCTGGCGATCCAACTTCACGTGTTCTTATGGGTAAAGAAAAAGGTTTGAGACCTCTTATTAGAAGTTTACAAACTTGGATAAATCGTTATATAATAGATCAGATAGATGATAGATACCAATTAGTTTTTGTTGGTTTCGACTCAGTTTCACCTATTGATAAAATGAAACTTGAAAAACATCGTATGGATTACCTAACACTAAACGAAATACGTGCACAACATGATTTAGAAGAGATAGATGATGGAAATATCATTGCTTCTGCATATTCAGCTCTAAAGGTTGCTATTCTACGTGGTCGACAAGGTATTGCACTCGCAGATGCTTATGGACGTCCTCAAGCTGAACTTGACCAAGTTATTCAAGAAGAGCATGAAAGAAAGCTTGAGCTCGAAGGATACGACCAGCCAGGATATGGTGATGTTCCTCCTCCTCCACACATGGTTGGTAAAAACGTAAAAGATGTAAAAGATGTTTTCTTAGATGCTTTATACAAAGAAGAATATTCACAAAAAGAGCTACAATTAGAGATTGATAGAGCTAAGAAAATAAAATTTGACTTTAGTTATTTAGATGATATTGATTGGAGTAAATTCTCTGATGATGACGCTGTTTTTGAAGTTCCTGATGAGCTAAAAGAAATAGCACAGAATATTCTAGATTTACGTGAGGAACATGGTGATGAAGTTAGAGGTGGAACACGTGTTGGCTGGGGCCGCGCTACACAACTCGCTAATGGTGAAAAACTATCACTAAATATTGTTGAGAGAATGTATTCTTTCTGGGTACGCCATAAAAAGAATGGTGGCGTAAAAGAAGAGTGGAAAGATACACCTTGGAAAGACAATGGTTGGACTGCACTCCAAATTTGGGCATCACACCCAGGTGGAATATGGGCAGAAAAATTATTGTATGAAGTAGACCAAAGAATGGAAAAAGAATAATGAAAAACCTAAAAGAATTAGACGACCAAATAATGCATTGGTACGATGTATTACACCTTCAGGCTGATAAAGTTTATAAGTCGAAATATTATCTATAGGCAATAATATGTTTACAGATATTCTAAAAGCAGCACGAGCTAAGCTCTCTGAAAAAGATAAAGAAGCTAGAGAAAAGGAAATGGATAGGAGAAAGAAAGATCCAAAACCTGACTATTCTCCACTTCCTGGTGATGATAAAGTAAAAACTAAGCCCAGTAAATATTCTAGAACTAAACTAGCTGAAGAAGTTAGAGAAGAAATGAAAAAGCCGGGCAAAGATGAATTTATCAGAGCAGCCTCTAAAGTTAGTGGTGTTTCTAGAAAAATTATCGAACAAGTTTGGGAACGTGGAGCTGGAGCTTGGGAAGGTAGTCATAGACCCGGTGCCACATCTGTTCAGTGGTCAAAAGCCAGAGTTTATTCGTTTCTTACTGGTGGTAAAACACAAAGAACAGCTGATAGGGATTTATGGGAAGAACATTTAGAAAACACCAAAAAATCATCTTCTGACTTTGTCGCTGTTATAAATGACAGTGATAGAGAATATATGGAAGAAGCTAAGCGTTATTATGACGATCTTAGACAAGAAATAGAAATATAAAATATCAGGGAGAGATATTATGTCATTTGTTGAATTGCTACAAAAAGCCAGAGATAAACACCATATAAAGCCAGAAAAAACTTTTGTTGAGAACTTGGTTGATATACCTATTGAGCAAGAAGTTCAAACAGAGACAAAACAGGAAACATCTGCGATATCAATTGGTGATGCTATTATAAAGATTAGTGCACAGTCTCTAAAATCTTATAAAAAAAGTAAACTAAAAGGCAATCCAACAGGCAAATCACGTAGAATTGCAAAAGCTATTGCAGCTAATAATGTACGTTTGAGCCAACTAAATAAAGCATTTGACATACAGAAACAGTATAATCCTCGAAGAGCTGACTGGCATGTTGTTGGCGGCTATGCTTTACAAGCACTTCGAAATAAACTCGAACAAGGTATGCCTCTTCATGAGGCGCTAAACAGCCAATTTGAAAGGAATATCGATGAGTAAACTGGAAGTTTTTGCGCATTGGCGCCCACTCGAAAAATCTAACATTATAATGTCTAAGGATGGTAAAACATATTTTATCAAAGGCATTGCATCAACAGAGCACGTCGATCAACACGACGAAATCATTCTTCAGGATGGCCTAGACTTTAGTTATGCACTAAAAAGTGGACACTTCAATTATGACCACAAGAATGACCCTAAATATATTCTAGGAGCACCACAAAAAATCTCTAAAGTTTCACATAATGGCAAAAAAGCAACTGAAATAGAAGGTATTTTGTATGCAGATAAACAAATCGTAAAAGATTTGATGGAAAATATTTCTGTAATGAAGAATACAAACAGCGGAAGAAACTTAGGTTTTAGTATTGAAGGTCAAGTATTAGCACGTGATAAAAGAAATCCACATATTGTTACTCGCGCAAAAGTACTAAATATCAGCCTAACACATACACCTGCAAATCCTGAGAGCACTGTTGCTTTAGTAAAAAACATATTAGCTAATAAGGAAACTGAAACTATGAATAAGAGTGATGAATACAATGACGTTCCTATGTCATTAGATAAATCTAAATTGCTAGCAGAATATTCAAGCAAGATGGTACAATTACTTTCTATGCTTCCAGAAGATGCAGATCTTCCTGAATGGTGCCAAGCAAAAATTATCAAAGCATGTGATTATATGCAAGCAGCATATCATTATCTAGATATTGAAATGAAAGAAGGACCTCTAGGTAAGGATGTAAATCCTGATTATTTAGAAAGTCTAGAAGAGGAAAGCGTTGTAGCACCACATAGTGTTGAGCCTCCTTCACAAACTAGAGATGATGATTATCGTACAGATGCAAATATGGATAAAGCTGTAAAAGACGATCTTATGGATTATGATAGATACAAGAGATTTGTTGATATGCTTTCTAAGATGTACGAGAAAATGTATATGAAACTAGAGAAAGATGAAGACGAGGAAGACGAAAGTATTGAGGATATGTTAGAGGATATTGTTGAAGAATATCCAGAACTAAAAGATCCAGAAGTAATGAGTATGTTACACGATATGCTTTCTAAGATGTATCACAAAATGTGTGATTACAAGAAAATGTCTGATATGTCTGCAATTCAGCCTCAAAGTTTAGAAGACGACGAGGAAATGGCTTCTGAAGATTATTCAATGAAGTCAATTGTATCTTCTTTACTAAAAGCTGGAATGAATGAAAAACTAGTAAAAAACTATATTCTACAGTTTTACAAAAAATAACACTAAAAAAGTAATACATAAATAAAGCTGATATGTCTCATAAAACACATAGATATATCAGTCTTTCCGACATCAAACTAAAAAAAGCACAGCTAAGTAAATAAATATTGTAAAAATATGATAGTTATATCATATACTTTTATTTAGTTTGCTAGAGAAACTTGGAGTTGTGTAGTACATTCTCCACAGTTTTATTCGTCATCAAATAAAAACTAATTTTTTATAGGAGAAAATAAAATGGAGAACGTAGACACAAACAAGGTCGAAGAAATTCTCGCCGATATCAAGAATAGTCTTGATAATGACGCAAAAGTAAGTGAGGAAATTGCTAAAAATGCTGATACCCTCATTTCTGCACAAGTTGCTAAGTTTGAAGAGTTTGCTAAAACTGTAGAAACTCTTTCAGCTAAACTTGATGCTATCAACGAAAGCATTGCAGCTCTTCAAATCCCTACCAAAGAGGAAATCGAAAAAGCTGTAAATGATAAAGCAGAAGAGATTGCTAAGTCTGTAGAAGAGAAAACTGAAGCTCTTTCAAAGAAAGTAGAAGAGCTTGAGAACGAGCCTATGCAAAAATCTGCCACTGTTGTTTACGAGGACGAAAATGCAGTAGAAGAGGTTGTTGAAGCTCCAGCTCCTACTCGTCAAGACCTCATCAATAAAGCACTAAACGAACTTCAAACAACTACTGATTACAACCGCAAAACCCAGCTTTTCAAAGCAGTTTCTCGTCTTGAGGCTGGTGTATCATTAGATAAAGTAACTTTCTAAGGAGATTATAAATATGTTACCACAAATCAATGAAAATATTACTGTCAATGAATTGACACGCCTCAACGACTCACTCCGTAAAAACAGCGAAGTTGGCTACCAAAGTGGTGTCGGCTCTTCTGTAGGTGGTGGTTCACTTGCACCTATCGTTCCTCAATCTATCGAGGGTACTCTTGCTTCTGCAGCAAACACCATGCGTGACCTTGCTCTTTGGCCTATGCTTCCTAAAGTTCAGGTTAGCAACACTCTCCACGAGTATGCAGTAATTCGTGACCACGGTGAGGATCTAGATCCATTCATCGCTGAAGGTGGCGGAGATAGTTCTTTCGGAGCATCTGCTTCACAATATGACCGCAAGTCAGTAAAGATCAAATATATGGCAGAGAAGCGCAGCGTTTCAGACGTTGCTACTCTCGTTGGTATCGTTGGACCTAACGCAGACGCTCTTGCAGAAGAGACCGAGCGCGGAACAATGAGCCTTCTTCGTAAAATGGAAGTTCAGCTTTTCCACGGTGACGAGGATGTAAATGGTCTAGCATTTGATGGTATCATGAAGCAAATCGAGCGTGGTGATAGTGGTGTTCGTAACCCATTCATCTTCGGTCGTGACTTCTCTGATAACCAAGAAGACCTAGCTGGTGCATCACTTACTGGTACTAAACTTCACGAAGTACTCGGTGAGCTTTACTCAGCTCCTCGTTTCGGTAATCCTGATGCAATCTTTATGTCACCTAAGGCATACAGCAAGCTTATCGCTGATAGTGCACAAAACGGTCGTCATGATAGCATGGTTCTCGTAAATCAAGGTGATATGGGCGTTCACACTATTGGTGCTGGTCCTCGTATCCACATTATGGGACCTATGGGACCAGTTCCTGTTGTAGCAGCTCCATTTATTAGCCGTCGTCTTGCTCCGCCTTCGGATCAGTCTGCTAGCAATGCTGCAGCTTCTTCTCCTCTAGTAGCAGCAGCTGCTCCTTTCACCACCCAAGACGTTCGTACACAAGTACAGCATGCTGCAGCAGTTGCAGGTATCAATGCTAATCTTGCTACTGATAATGGTTGGGACGCAACTGGCGCTGGTACTGGACATGAGGGTGAGTTCCGTTATGTCTTCGTTCCTGTAAACAAGATTGGCTACGGTGCTCCTATCATCTCTGCTGCTGTTGATGCACACAGTGATGCAGTTCCTCGCTTCAACCTTGCTGCACTTCAGACTGGTACTGCTCTTTACGTACGTATCTATCGTTGTGCTGGCGATCTTAGCGATGCACAAACTCTCAAGAATGCACAGCTTATCGGTGAGGTAAAAGCTTCTGAGATTATCGGAGCTGATTGGTACGATGCTGGATTTGAGCGCCTTGATTGTGACCAAGTTCTCATCACTCAGATGGATCAAAGCGTTATCGAGTTCGCACGTCTTCTTGACTTTATCCGTCGCCCTCTCGCAGAAGTTGGCGCTGCTAAGCAGTTCCTCCTTATGCTTTTTGGTGCTCCAAGTGTAAAAGTTCCAAAGAAGAACTTCATCCTACGTAACGTTAGCAAATAATATCAGCTAGATTATCGTTACTAGGGAAGAACCCACTTTCAAAAAAAATATTTTTTGGCCCTGCGTTCCTCTCTCCCGCGCGGGGATTTTTTTATGACCTCAAACAACAGAATAAAGCCAGTAAAATGTTTATATACTGTATATATAAATACATAGAAACTGGATAAAAATGTAAACAGAGCAAACTGCGATATCCAGAAAGGTAATAAAATGGCTGAAATACAAATAGAGGACATAATAACACCTCAGTTATTGAAAGACACTCTACTTGCTGGTATCGATTTGACTTTAGATAACGGCGACCCTTTCCCAGATGATTTATTTGAGGAAGCAATTAGAGGAGCTATATCAACTGTTGAAGATGCATTACAAATTACTATATCGAAAAGAACAATACTTTCAGAGAGGCACGACTTATCAAACGATCAAAGAAATGCTTGGTATGGTCAACAATTAGACTATAGGCCTTTACGTTCTGTTGATAGTTTACAAATATCTTATGGTAATTATTCACCTGTAGATATTCCAGATGCTTGGATAAATATAACATCACCTCGTTTTGGTTCGGTATCACTTATCCCTACAGCAGAAAGTATTGGTACTTTTAGGTTCAATAATGTACTTCCTCTTTTGATTGACCCTATATCAAATTATGGTCAATATAATAGAGTTCCTGCATATTTCAATTATAAATACACTGCAGGATTTCAAGCTTATAGGGAAACAATAGCTATTCAACAAAATCAACTTGTTGGAGCTGATATTCCAATAAAAATAACTGACCCAGGTGATGATAAGATTAGCTTTCGTTTCAAAGTCTTAGATGATGGAAATGGTAATATAGCGGGTGCTACTCTCCCACGTATTACACTAAACAGTAATGATGGCGAAAATTACAGCATAAAAACAGATACTGCAGGTGCACAAGGAAGAATTCTTGTTGAAGTAACATATTACACTATTCCTGATAGTATGATAAAAGTTATTTTGTATATTGCTGCAGCACTACCTCTAGACACTGCCGGTGATCTTATCGTAGGTGCTGGTATTGCAAACTTCAATCTAGAAGTTGATGGCTTACAGCAAAGAATAGATACAACATCTTCAGCTACTAACAGTGGTTATGGTGCGCGTATACTTAGTTATAAAAGGCAAATGGAAGCTACAATGAAAAGGCTAAAAAGTATATACAAACAGCCTAAAATAGCTGCCGGATTTTAGAGGTAAGCTATGTCTATAGATCTAACAGTCCCAACACAAAATAATGTAAAGAACAGAATTGACTTTAGAATAGACGACTTCCGTAAGATGCTACAACAAAAAGGCATGAGAATGTCTTGGCAACAGTCTGCTGATTGTCCATGTACAACTAAATCAACAACAGATTTAGGATTAGATCTTAGAAATGTAAATGATATAGATGTATCTAAATTAGGTAGTAGGACAGGCTGCAATTTATGTGATGGAAAAGGTACCTTTTTTCATAGTAATATCGAAGTAAGAGGTATCGTTACAGAAAACAAAGCCTTAGAGACTGTAGAACAGTTTGGTGTATTACAACAAGGTGACGTAAAAATAACTTTAGAGCCTGAACATTTGCCTACTTACGGAGATCAATTCACACTATTAGACAGTGTTATCATAAAAAGAGAAACATTTGAAATAAAAAGAGTAAATGGACTTCTCACTAGTATAAAGTTATCTTCACCAGTTATAAACAGGTCAATGACACTCAATGCAGGCGTAATATCATATGGTATTCTAAACATGGTTGTTGCTGATGCTAATGGCAATGTTACAGATACTACTGATAGAAAAGATCTAATAACAGTAAATGCCGATGGAACAATAAATCTGCAAAATAATATAAACATATTCGCAGACGGCCTCCGCGCTTCGATAACTTACTATACTAATCCAGTATATGTTGTAAACGGATATCCACATACAATTCGAGATACGCGAGTATTGAAGAATGCTGTTGATACTCCATCCCCTATGCCTGTACAATGTTCAGGAAGGCTAAGAACAGCGCTAGAAAGGGATAAACGATGATCGATCTGCACATCATTCATGCGATTACAAATGGCATAAAATTCTATCAGGATAATATAGCAAACTTTAGAACGACTTTTGATGACGTCTCACAAGATTATGCTGATAGGTTGCATGCTAAATTAGTCGAGATGAATGTACAATTTGATACATCAAACAATAGAAAACATAATGTATTCCCGTTGATAACAACAGGCTTGGCAGAAAAGACACAAGCCGCTAATCAAACTTTGTCAAATTTCTCTGCACAAGGTAAGTTAGGTTTGTATCTTTCACAAGAATGTAAAATAACTATCTATACTAATGATTTAGATGAGATACGTATATTGCATAGAATAATACAGTCTTCTTTGTTAGTGTTCAAAAAATCGTTTCTTGAGATGGGATATCTAACTCTTGACTTCGAAAAATCAAAAGATTTAGAGCCTGCAGATGAGTCAATCGGTGGAAGAGTTGACAAGCTTCTCGTTATTGGTGATGGCGTTGTAGTTTATCGTAGAGAATTGACATACAGTGCTCTAAGACAACTTCTAGCAGACCCAATAGCAGGCTCTGTAGAAACTTTTTCAACTTGGGATCTAACCCCAGAAATAAACAATGACATATAATAGGAGAAAAAAACTATGCCAAGTTCAATAACCTCTAGAGGAAAAACATTTTTCGCTCCTCAGACTGTTGTCGACGTACGTAATGAGTTGGTAAATCCTGGCGCGCTAGGTAAATCAGTTGCCATTTTTGGTGACTTTCCACAACTCGAACAGTATAAAGTTCATACATTTAGAGCCTCTGGCTTAGGTGTATCAGATCTCTATCCTGGCGTTTCACGTTTACGCAATCTGGAGTACATTTACAAAGAGCCCTTCAATGGGGCACAACCAGCAACCGCGCTTTCGATTATCAATGTATCATCAACAGTTCAGGCTGATGCTGATGAAATTGGTGGTCTTGCTTCATTCAAATCAAAAAAGTTTGGTATCGAGGGTAACTCTGTAAGTTTTATCCTAGAAGACCCAAATACAGTCAATGGTGATGGAGGCCTTTCTGCAAGCGACCAATATTATCGTTTGCGTGTAAAAGCACCCGGTTATAATGGAAACCTTGAGTTTGCTGTAACTGCTGGTGGACCTGACCAGTTAGAATTCACTTATCAAGATGATCAAGCAGCTGCAAACAACTGTACAATTACAGTTGCAGATGGTACTTTGAATATCTCATTTGATGCTGTTGACCAAGACTTTACACTTGCTGATTATTCTACAAATGATGATTTAGCAGCAGCTATCTCAGCTGTAGATCCACGTTTGCAATGTGAAGCTATCAACTTCAACTTCTTACCTTCACAACTTGATGAAGGTATCTTTACTCTAACTGATAATGCTAATGCTTCAGTAACAACACAGCTACATGCACATACAGCAGCACTTCTTTCTTTAGTAACTCTTCTCGAAAGTGGAAGCGATTTCCCATTGTCACTCACTCTAGATGACGATAGATATCGCTTATTAGAGGGAGACGCTGATGTTGCTGGTGGATATGATGCAAACAAAATCACACTTTCAGGCGGAACACAATCAGCACCAACTGCAGCAGGTTATAGAGCTTGTTTCCAGAGAGTAGATATTCTCAATAAAGACTTTACATCTTGTATGGTTGAAGCAACTGATGCAACAACTCACGGATATTTCAAAACATATCTAGATGAGAGTGCTTCATATCAAAAAGAGAGAAACGGTTTTGTACCTTGTCCAGTAAATCAAACACTCTCAAGCTTGTTCTCTTTGTATTCGAGACCACTTGGTTCATCACGTGTTTCTGTTGTTATTCAGGGCGCAAGATACAAAGATTATCAAGGTAATGTTACTAGCGGTGCCAATGATTTAGCTGTTGCTGATATGGCATTCTTCATGATGTGTATGCAAGGTTCTTTGGGAATTGCAGTTCCTTTGACTGGTAAACTCCCAAGAATTGAAGATACTGTTGAAACTTACGATAGAGATAGTATTCAAGATAAAAACTTGGTTGCTAAATATTCTCTACTAGGTGTTGCTCTTGACTCAAATAACAGCTTAGTAGTTATTCGTGGTCTTACATCATGGCGTAAAGATAACCTTACACAAAATGTTGAAATCAGTGGTCTTGAAAGTGTTGACGCATCTTCACGTGACTTACGTGCCTATGTTACAGCTGAATTAGGTACACAGGTTACAAATGGATCTGCTGCTAAGCTAAAGAATTTAGTTTCAAAAAGACTTGCATTCCAGCGTTCAAGTGGCATCATCAAAGAATTCGCTAATATTTCTGTTAGCATTGTAGATGATACTGCTTATGTAGATTACGAGATTGCGATCATCGCACCTCTCAATTTCATCAAAGTTTCAGCTGTCATTGGTGATGGACAATAAGAAAGGATTTAGAAAATGGCATTCAACGTAATTACAGGCGCCAAAGCGCTCATAAAAATAGGAGGTGACGTAGCCGGATTTGCAACAGGTATTTCTATTACTGAAAGCACATTCAACGGACGCGTCGACTCACTTGGATTTATTGATACACGTGAAGTAGTACCTATCGGACGCGCTGTAAGTGCTACGGTAAACTTCTTACGTATTTTTCAGTATGCTAATATGACCCAATTTGAAGGTTTAGCAGAAGGTGAGGTTGACGAAGGAGCAATCGTAAACACTTCACAAGTTCTAAATGAAGCTGAAAGTACTCGTACAACTTCTGCATTGACAAAAGCTACATTTGACTTAGAAATCTATGACAGTGCACCAGGAACTACTACACAACAGGTTATCTATACAATGCAAAACTGTCGTATTAGCTCACAAAACTTTATCGTTGATCGTGGCTCTATTGCCGGCGTTCAGGTAACTATCGACGGTACACACCTTGTTAGACATGACAGTGTCTAATAAATAGAATACCGTATAATAATCGTACACGACGTTTTATCCTGTTTGAACTTTTTTACTTGCCCCATATAAACAGGTAAGTAAGGTTCTAATATAAAACAGAGATAAACGTCGTGTTTTAGTATTCGAAGACAGATTTTTTAGTCATTGAAGCTTATTTGCCCATAAAACTAAATAAAATGTAAGTAATAAAAAAAAATCAACTAATATTTCAAAAATAACAAAGTTTAGATATACTTATAGATATATATTTTATTTTAGGGAGAATGTAAAAATGGATTTGACAAAAATCAAGAAAGAAATTGAAGCTTCACAAGAAGAACAAATAGTCGACGTAAAAGCTATTGAGCAAAAAGTCGAAAAAAAGATTGACGAACTGAAAGTAAAAGATTTTGCCGAACGTATTGAGAGCTTTGACATTAGTTATCAGGTAGATAATAAACAAATCAAAAAGGCAACTCTACAAAGCAAAGTTATGGATGCAGAAGGTCGTGCTAAATATGATAGAATATTAGCAGAATTATCTAGTGGTATGGCTTTTGATAATCTTCCAATGGAAACAAAAAATAGATATATTTGTTTAGCAAGATTAGTTTGTCAAGTAATACAATCACCTGATTGGGTCTTAGAAAAAGCATCTGAGGATATTGACTTTTGTTATGCGTTAGGAGGTAAGCTCGTATCTCACGAAGCTCGCTACTTTCGATACGATGGTACCAAGGATGAGGAAAATAAGGTCTCACCACGCTTTTCCATTAGTTAGGACAAAGTTGACACAGTCTCCCTTGCCTAATACATCAGATATAAACTGTTGGGAAAATATAGAACACTGTTTGCTGTGTTTAGAAGAACAACAATTTGACATATTTATGCCTAGTGTAAAAGAAACCAAAAAAGACTTCGCTAAAGAAATTGAAGATCCAGTTCTTAGAGAAATGGAAAAAGCATTCCAAAGCGGAGATAAAGGTTCACTTGATGCACTTATGGCACAATTCGAAAAGAAAGAAGGCAAGTAAATGGCTACACCACCACCAATGCCCATGGGCAGCTCTGGCCCACATGATTTTACAAATACTAGTAGTTTAGAGCTACCTAATCATGGTAGTGGTAATCCTTTTGGAGGAAATGCTGCAGGTCAAGCTGCTGCTGCTGGACCCCACGGTGCTGGCTCACCTTTTGCATCTTCTTCAGGAATAGGTTCTGCTGCACCTGCATTTGGTGGAGGTTCATCACCGTTTGGCGGTGGTGGAGGTATGGGCGATAATATTCAAAAACTTATAAAGTCAAACACAGACCTTATAACTGCATTGAATAACCTAACTAAAGCTGTAAGAGGAGAAAGCGGAGCTGGCGGCGGAGGAATGGGAGGTTTAGGATTAGGCGGAGGCCAAGGCGGCATCGGTAGCGGTGGCATGGGAGGTTTAGGAAGCAGTGCTTTAGATAGGCAATTGCTTTATGGTGCTCGAGCAGGTCTAAATGCACGACAAGCTAGAGGATCAGGAGATGTTTTTGGCCAACAGACAGCGGGTGGAGGAAGATTTATACCTAGTGGTGACGAAATTAGACATATGACACCTTTTGAGCCCGGATCTGGCTTCGGTGAAGATCAAATGGGCGGTGTTCGTGGAGCTTTTGCACAGGGTGCAGCACAAGCAGGTGCTGATACTTATCGCGGTCGACCAAGCGGCCTGAGCATATTCAATGATTTGTTTATGAATTCTGGCCCTACTGCACAACCAGCGACTATAGGCGCAGCAAGAAATTTTGCTAGAGGTTTATTTGGCGCTAGAGAACCATATGTAGTAGGACCTGCTCCAGTTGATCCTATGATAATTGACCATCCTAGCCAAGCTGGCGCAGCGCGCACTCTGGGTGAAGCACATGGTGCTCGACGAGCGCAAGAACAAATTGCCCAAGAACAATATCAAGTAGGACAAGGCGTACGAGCAGCAACCGGACACTACACAAAACAATTTATTAGAGGTACTAGAGATTACGGATTTAGATTAGGTGCTGCTACTAGTGTCGTTGATATGGCAGCAGCTACTCCTTTTGTTGGTGGTGCTCTTGCTGCTCCAATTGGATCATTACAAGCTCAAGGTATGCAGGCAGCCATATTAGAACTTCCTGCTGCTATGATGTCAGCATTTGGCCCTGCATTTAGTCGAGGCCCAACGGGTATGGGCGCAGTAACGAGACACAAAGATTATCTTACTGAAATGGCTGGATTGTTTGGTATTGATGCTAAAGGTGCGCTAGATATGGCACGTGAAACATTGATGCAAGGGAGTGGCGGATATACGACTACAGAAGAATTGGTTGGCTCATATGTCACGGCTTTTGGTGCAGGTTTTGATCCTGCTGCTTTTGCTAGAAATGCATCATTCAGAATGGCAGGCTCTAACTTACAAAATACTAGATTTGGATCTAAACGCCGTCTAGATGCTATAGGTATGGCCGCGCAGCTTGGCCTCAAAGGTGCCGGCGCATCTCAATTCGTTGGTGGTGTTGAGTCAATGGGCGCAATGTTTAGAAATATGGGCATCGATATGCAAGCAGGCACATATGATGAGGTTATGAAATTAGCTCTAAGTGGATATACGTCACTTAGTGGTATCGGTGCAGTTGAAGCCTATGGTAGAATAAGGCAGAAAACAACAATTGGTGCTTCACAAAGTCTAAATTCAATGTTTGGTGGTATTGCTAACGATATTATGATGGCACAAGCTATTATGGAGAGTGGTGGCGACTTAGATAAAGCATCTGCTCTTTTAGAAGGTGCTTCAATTGCTGGAGGTAAAGGCTTATTGAGCAGAGGTACAGGTCTTAGAGATGGAAGCAAAGTTTTCGAATTACTTCAAATGGGACAGGGTCTTACTGTTGCAGAACGTAGATACGGACGGATGAGAACTGGAACAATAGGAGGGCTTGATGTTGGTGATGTTCAAGGAATTGGTGTGGCTGCGAGAGGACGCAGACTAACTAATGATATAGACATATCAGCAAAATTAGCGCAAGATAGATTAGACGTATTAGAAAATTTTCAGACTGGTGTAACAAAAGAAGGTGTAAAATTCACAGAGGCATTCAAACAACTAACAGACCAAAACAAAGCAATTGAAAAAGCAATTATTGAAGGAATAGCAATAAAAGATTTCGAAAAAATAGTTCAAGCTGCACAAAAAATAAATGAAAAACTACAATACGTTCCAAAGATTATCGACTGGATCCTAAAGAAAATAGGAGTATAAGGGAGAAAAATTATGGCTGGTCAAGACGAAAGCACTAAAAGACCTCAAATAGTAAAAGAAGAAACTAGAATATACGATGCTGATGGTAGTACGCAGTATTTAGACTTTGAAGAAGAAGTTGTAACTGCACGACAAAGAAAACCTCTCATGCATTATATTGAGAGAACTCCGAGTGGCATAAGCGAGGATGGTGCCGTTACGACTGGTTTGAACTTATTGATGGGTGATGAAGATGTTTATAGTCCAGATGGTGAATTACTTCATAGAGGTGGCCCAGCTGGTTGGGCCCAGCTTATTTGGAAACAGATGACTGATGCTAATTCTGATTATTCAGAATATTTTATGTCATCAAACAATGTATACGCAAACAATTTTATTATAAACTATCACTCATATACAGCACCGTTACCTTTTTCAATTGAACATTATGTAACTAACTGTTCGTTCTCAAAGTCAAAAACGGGAGCATATGAGACAGCTAATCTTACACTAAAAATGCCTTACCAATTGGCACTTTCTCTTTTCGCTGAGGATGATGCACAGCCTCAACCGGGTGGTTATATTCTAATAAAAACTAGGCCTCCTACAGATTTTGAGGAAATACTAAAAACAACATCTCCAGAAAACATTGAAAATGCTTTACATTTCGGTGTTGTTACAGACTTGAGTTATAATATAGAAACAGATGATACTGGTAATCTTATATGTACTATTGATTTAGGTGCTTCTAGTTTTATACATAATCTTATTTACGGCGAATACAGGTTTACTTTTCTAAACTCTCAAGATGAAGTTGTAATGCAAGATGAACAAGGAAAACAGATTAGAGAAGTAAGGCAAGAAGGATATGGAAGTAGAGAATATTATAAAAATATTGATGACTTCTTAGCATTTATAAAGAAAGAAGTTGCAGCCGCAACTGGTGCATTTGATTTAGGTCAATCACTAAGAAACTTTGTACAACAGTTTGCTTATCCAATGCTTCCTATATCATTACATTCAGAGCCAATGAACTCACAAGCTTTGAATAAGTTACTACTTACTCCGGGGGCTACATTTGAAGAGACTATAGCAAATCTAAAATTATATGTTCCGGAGCCAATAATAAACGGACTTCTTTATGGTCTTGCTGATTTAGCACAATTAGCAGGTGATGAACAGTTAGGTTTTGGTGGCGACCCTTTCACACAGTTTTATGATCCTGAAAATCCTACACGTAATAGCTTTGAAAAATGGATATCAAATGGATTTACGAACCCAGATGAAGCATATGCTGAAACTAGGTATGCAAGAGGCGACGTAGTAGGTGAAGCTGTTTTCCTTAGACAGACAACAAAAGTTCAACCTAAATATGAACTACAACTTAGAGATATTATTCACGTAGCAACAAAAAGAGATGATTTACCACCATCTTCAGAATTATATGGTACAATGCCAGTTACTACTGAGGCATTTCAAGACCTAAATCGTATTAGAAATCTTGGTGCTAAGTCTCTAACTGTTTGGGGATTGTTTCAAGGTACTTTCCAGATTGATAGTCAACTTATAGAATTTTATCCAACAATGGTGCCTTTGCTCGACTCAGATATAAAATACTTTGAAAAAATGCAAGGGAAAATAGCTAATCCTGTAAAACTTATACATAAAAAGTTGGGTGGTATTCCTACACTTATTCTTAGACTAAAACCTATGCATCCTACAGTATCTATAGACCATGTAAGCATAGATAATGAATATTTGAGAAAACACCAGTTTGGTTCTCCTTCACCACTACCGCCGCCCTGTTATATAACATCATCAGAAATTGTCGGTATGAACGTCAAAGATAACTCATTTGGTAAGATTATGTCATCTGACACTATTGAGATGGGTGAGTTCGAACAAAACTATGACGATGAAGTAACTGAAACTTTGGATTTGAGTGGGCCAAATGGTGTATTGGGACGTACTATGGACACAAGAATGGGCCCAGCTAATTTCTCAAGAACTATGAAAATAGGTGGAGGTAAAACAGATCTTACAAAAGTTTCTGCAGAAGGCGCTAAACCTATTATACCTGTACAGATTAGAAAACACCAAATAAAAGGAATGCGCTTTAGTCAAAATGACGCTTCTAGAATAAATGCAACTTTTATGAATTTGCCCGGTGTGAAGAATATGTCTTCAAGGGTCAAATACGGAATTATGAGCGACCCTGTTATAAACAATACAGCTGCGCTAAAACATGGCTTGAGAATGTACGAGTCAACTTATCCCTATTTCGAACTATCAGCTTTTCAAGGGCAAAAGCATAGTAGGGGAGATGATATGGGTACATTCTTCGCTTTGGCAGCTGATAATTATACTGATATGACACGTTTCAAAACAACAGCGTTAGCAGAACGTGCTTATATGATTTATGGCGATGAGCAAAAATATTTCTCTGGAAATCTTGTTTGTACTTCACTAATTCCACAAAATATTTATCCTGGTTGTTGGGCAGAAGTATTTTTGCAAGAGCCAACAGGAAACAAAATAAAAGACCAGCATTCAACACTTCATATTTATGTAGATAGTGTATCACACGATTATTTTACTGATATATTTGACGGTAACGTTTCTGTAACTACACGAATAGGATTTAGTAGAGGTTCATATGGTGCTATTGCGCCAAACTTCCCAACTGTTAGAGCAGCTATTCCTGATCATAGAGCAGCAGTAGGTAGTAGAACAAAACAAAGCGGGGTAACACCTGTTAGATTGCAACAACAATCTTGGGGCTCAAAAATCTTTGAAGCTATGATGGGTGCAGATAGTCCCATTTCAGGCGGTAAAAGAGTAAAAAATCCTAATGAGCCAGACTTGCCAGCAGCTAGAAGCCATCGTGGTGAACAAACAACACAAATAAAAACTGTTGAAATAACTCAAGAATTTCTAATTCAGCTAAGAGATAAAGGTGTTATAACACAAGCAGATTATATAATTCTAAAAGGACTAAAAAGAATACCACGAGATGATTTCAAAGAGCTGACAGATTTATTGAATTTAGCTGAAGATATAGAAATCGAAGATGATGCAACAAACCCTGATGCAGATGATTATGACTTCAGTGATATGTATGAACAACAAGAAGCTAATCGCGCTTCTGCAGAAGCAAAAGAAGGTGAAACAGATAAAGCTAAAATTGTTCAAAAACAGAAAGCAATCGATGCTCGAGACGCCTCTTCTGGCGCGTTGCCACCGGGTGTAACACAAGAAACAGAAAATATTCAGCAAACGCAAGAAACTAGACCACGAAATGCTGATGGTGAAACTCCTCTCAACCCTGATGATGTACAAACCAATAGACAAGAGATTGCTACAACTCAGGAAGGTGCACGTGAAGAAGTACGTGAAGGAGACCTAGATACTTTAGCTGGAACATCTGCAGATGAAACTCGAAGAATAGAACAGCTTGCAGAGCTTCGTGCAACAATTATTGCAAGACAAGGCGAATTCTGGCAAGACGAAAAATTTGGTGTTGCTATTGCTGGTGATACCGATGGTGATGGTCTTACAGATGAAGAAGAGCAAATAATTGGTACAAGTATAGATCGTGCCAATACTGACTATGATGTATTCTCAGACTTTGAAGAATTTGTAGATCATGAAATAGATGATGGTGTAGGTGAAGTGACTGGCTTCTCTGAAACTGGTAAATTACCTGAAGATGATAGAGATAACGATGTTCTAATTGACTCGTACGAAAGAACTCTTGGTTTAGACACAACACGTGTTGATACAGATGGTGATGGCCTTGATGATTATGAAGAAGTTCGTCTTCGTACAAATCCTCTGGTACACAATCCTACAGAAGCTCCTAACTCAAGTCGTGATTTCTATACAAATACAATATCATGGGATGAATACGTTGAAACAATCGAAGTTCCTGCCAATGTAAGGTACCTTGTTGCAACAGGACAAATGACACCTGATGGTGAACTCATCGAGGAAGAAGAATAAGGAGAGTAATAATGTGGACAAGTGCTAAAACTGATAAGAGTAGATATTCACACGGTGAAGAAGCTAGACCTGAAGTAATTCGTGGGCACGTTACTAGTCTAAGTGTTAGAGCAGTTGATAATGCACAAATATGTGAAGTAATTGACGTCAATGGTGAATTGCACACACACGTAGAAACAATTGTTCAGTGTGGTGGACATCACGAAATGTATAGCATAATGCCTCACGACATTGGCCAAGAAGTATATTTATTGAAAACTTCAGCTAGTGAGCAACCTTATATCATAGGAAGTGTTTTCAAACCTGCAGGTGTTGCAATTGCAAATGAAGTTTATCCTACTTCACGTGTTCAAGATAGACATATTCCCTGTACATCTGATTATTATGTTTCTAATAAAGGAAACTCTCTAAATCTTTCAGATGGTTACGGAATACAGTTATCAACATCATCAGACGTCAGAATACAGCTACCAAGTGATGGTATGCTAAGAATAAGTGCCGGCGGTAGAGCTGGTGACTGTGCATTAGATGGCGCAAAATTCATAACAGAGTTATATAAACTATTAGAAGAGCTTCATGCAAAACAAGAGCTTATAGAGCAACAACTAAGAACACTAAGATTATTAGATAGCGCATTACAACAACAGCTGGCAGCATTTGCAGCAACAGGTGTAGCTAATACAACTGGACCACTTGCTCCTCTAAATGCGCCTTTTTCAACTTTACAAACAGCATTAGCTTCAAATGAAGCTGCTAGAACTAGTGCTGAAAATGCAGAAAACACTCTATTGAATGATACACCACGTAGAACTATTGCAACATCAAAAAATGATACTATAAAAGCTATCAATCATAAAGTTAGGTTACCTAAATAATCAGATTTGTCTCTGTTTTGATTTATGACTTTTCTGGTATGTTTATATAAGTTTATGATAAAAGTCAAAACAGAACAATCTTAGAACTCGAAAGGATATAAAATGAGCTTATTGATGGGGTCATTACGGACAAAATATAAAAACTTCTCTGCGCCGGGCGCTAGGCCTTCTCGTGATGATTTATTAGGCCTAACCACACTTACAGGAGGCCTAGGTTCATTTATAGGTACTGATGGGCTTGGTCGAATACCTGCAAAATATTATTTAGAGTTTCGAAACGGTGAGGAAATTGTTTCAACAATGGTATTCCCATACGATCCAAGTAATATTATTTACAATAGACCTAATCCTATAAGAGTAAATTATACTTTGGGTGGTGTTGTAAGAGAAGTAAATACTATTAGAAGACATGATATTACGTTAGTTGGTAGAAGTGGTTTAGCACAGCGTAGTGGGTATACAAGAAATGGCGGTATTATTTACGCTGAAGGTGAAGCTTTATTCCAAGAAATGGATGAATTCTTCAAACGATATATAGAAATATCTACACAAGAATATGGTATAAGCCAAAACTTAGTACCTATCAGTCCAGTTGAAGGTCAAGCAGCACAAAGATTAGCTGTTGGTGGAAATCATAATAAAGTGCCTAAAATGATATTGCGGTGTCTAGATGAAGATTTACATTTAGTAGTTGAGCCTGTATCATTTCAATGGCAAAAAGATACAAATAGTAATAGGCACGATTACATTTGGTCCTGTCAATTTCAAGGATATGATTACATAGAAGTAAAACGCGGACCATTTGATACATTTATCGATGCAACAAATAATCAAATAAACGCTATTGGTGGAGCAGTAAGTGTTGCAGGCAATGTTGTAAATAATATTTCAAATGATTTCGTTAGTCCTGTTAGAGGTGCTATACGCAATATAGGAAGTATATTCAACTCTGTGTCTGATGTATTGAATTCTGTTGGTAGTCTTACACAAAACGTATATGGTATAGGTTCTGATTTAGCCCAAGTTACTAGAGATTTTTCAATCATAGGTGATAGTTGGGATAATATGTTTGATGCAATTGGCGATACTTCAACATTAGAAGAATTTTACCCATTTCAGTTGTTAGGCGCTATAGGTGGAAATATTACAGGGCAGATTGATAGTAAAGCCAAGCTTGATGCTTCAATTAGTGCATTACGTATAGCATCAGAGCCTGCTGTTGGTGAGAGTGATAAAAGAGATAGTGAAATAGGTAAGATAATTACTATTCAAAATAGAATAAACTCATTGGGAGAAAACTTACGTGGTAGTATTCCTAAAGAAATATATGATAATAGAATAACAAATCCTGATACACTAACATCAGGTGTTATTAGAGGTGAGTTCTTACTAAATGAAGAAAACTTAGGTTTGATTGCTTCTAACTTCCCACATAGAGCACTAAATGATAGAGGACGTAGACAAAATGTTTTAGTCCATACTATTGCTAAAGACGAAGATTTAGTATCACTCGCTATAAAATACTTTGGTGATGCTGAACGTTGGGTAGAAATCCAAAGAGAAAATGATACACGTGATCACAGAAGAAATAGTGATGGTAATTATTTTGAAATAGGTGAAAAGATTTATATACCAAATAGCTTCTTACCTAATGCAAATCCTTATGGAGAAGAGGACGACCCTATTGGAGTTGATTTACTTACACAGTTAGGTGATATTATATTTGATGGTGGCGATATTAGAACTGTTGGTGGAAGTGAAAACATTAGACAAGCAATAACAACGGCACTACTTACTAGAATAGGTGAAGTCCCGGGATTTGAATTCTTCGGACTAGCACAAAATCAAGCTGTTGGTAACGTTACTTACGGTGCTGCTGTACTCAGAAATATGCTAATAGGCGATCCAAGAATTGTAGATGTAACTGATATTGTTATAGAAATTGAAGATGATACGCTTATTATTTCTTGCAATGTAAAAACTATTGAAGGCGAAACGATACCAATTCGTGCTGAAGCCTAAACATATTGAAAGATTTTATACAAATACGTAATATATATTATATAATGATAAAAGAAAAGAGGTGATATAATGGCTTTGTTTGTACCCCGCAGCTCAAAAAAAGTCCTCCAAGATCTTCAAGCAAAAGTTCTTTCTAGAACAAAGCTTTCAGACATCAACATTGGTTCGACATTGCACATTCTATTGAATGCAATTGCAACTGAAATAGCTAATACCGAAAGTAGATTATTTGAAATCCGTGAAGGTTTTAGTTTATCAAATGCAACAGGTGAAGAGCTAGACCAAAGATGTTCAGAATTACCTCCTATTGGTATTTCTAGAAAAAAGAATATTGCTGCTAGTGGTAGCGTTTTGAAGATTACACGTTCAAGTAACGTAGATTTGAATAACCCGTTAGTTATACCTGCAGGTTCTACAGTATCTAGATCTTCGAATGGTGTACAATATAGAACAACACAAGATGCAGTTATTGCTGCTGCAGCAACTACTGTTGAAAATGTTCCTGTTGTTGCAAGTAGACCGGGTGATGATGGAAACTGCTTAGAAGGCGAAATAGATACTGTAGTAAATATGCCAGCCTCTGTCATTTCAGTTACAAATACTTCACCTATAGGTAATGGACTGAATAAAGAGAGTGATGCATCATTACGTCAAAGAGCATTGAGATATGTAAACTCTATTGGCAGAGTTAGTAAAAGTTCGTTAGAATATCTAGGAACAACATACAAATCTTCAGACAACTCTTCGTTTACTTTTGCAAAGGTTTACGAAGATCCTACTATCCCAGGATATTCAGAATTAGTTGTTGATGATGGAACAGGCCTTAGAAACGTTGAGTCACTTTTACAAGAAACTGCAGTTTATACTGTACCAGCTGGCGGCGCAAGATTTCTAACACATCAAAGGCCTGCAACTAGAGACTTTACTACTGATAATATAATTGTTACGAGAAACAATGCAAGAGTAAATCTAAGAGAAGATGAGTTTGTTTCTTTGCCCGAAAGGGGTTTGGTTTATTTCAAGCCTGGCGTTTTATTAGAAGATGACACCGTACAATTTACAGGATTTAGAGTTTATAACGGTTTGATACCACAACTTCAAGAGCAAATTGAAGGAAATATCAATAATGGATCAGTTCAAACTGGCTTTAGAGCTGCAGGAACTCGTGTAAGAGTTGTACCACCTACAATCACAGATTTTGAAGTTGATATTCGAATAATCGTCCAACCACAACAAGATAGAGAAGTTGTACAGTTATCAGTAAAGAATGCGGCTGTTGATTATATAAATAGTCTAGACATAGGTAAAGAAGTTACTTCATCTACATTGACAACACACTTGATGGTTACACAGCCTTTAGCATCTTGTTCTATTTATATAAAGGGTACAAATACATTGTTTGAAGCACTTTATCCCAATTCAGCAAAACATGTGTTGAGAACTGACTCATCTAAAATTTCTGTTACAACAAGCTTATAAGGACAATAAAAAATGATAAAGAAGATATTATTCCAAACATTACAGAGACTTGATCTTGCTGATGCTAATGAGCTTCAACAAGGCGTGTTAGACAAAATCAAAAAAGTAATTACAGCAATGAGACCTTATAGAAGTGATATTCAAGGTTCACTTGTAGGTTATCCAGTAGAAAACGTTACAGTTCAAGGTGTAGCAAATGGTATTGTTACATTCAATCCTTTTTCGTGTATTTCTGCAGAAGACGAGGTAATTGCATTTGACAGTACAGATGTAACAAACGGACTTACACAATGTGATATTACTGATGTTATTTCTAACTACGTTACTCAAACAAATAACGGTGAAGTTATTTCAGGCATTTATTTCTATGCTTATCCTACGTTTGAAGACGGTCAAAACGAAAATAGAGAATTTTACAGTGTTATTGATGATGCACCTATAACACAAAACGTTGCAACAAGAAGGCTTAGTAAACTTACCTTCTTTGCTAATTTTGATGCCTCTTACAGAGTTACACAAGGTTCATATCAGCCTATTGCATTAGGATATGTTGCCTCAGGAAACATAAATACTGCTAATCAAGGCTCACCCTTTCTTACGTCAAACTTTATTTCATATAATTACTTTGATGAAGCTTATGGTAATAGTAGAAGCTGGGATGACAATTCTTTACCAAATGTTTTGAATGATAGACATACATCGCTTTCAACTGACTTCAATCCTGGAACTCTAGTAAATGGAAACGGTCTAAACTCACCTTTTGCTAGAATGGAACGTGATATTCAACGTATTATGTCCTTTGGAACTGATGATAGAACTGATACTGATCTAATCAATGTAAACGGTAAACCTAAATATTCATTACAGGGTCTCAAAAAAGAGATTGAAAAAGTTGATGAAACAGTAAAACAAGATCTAACAGTGCATTTAGATACTGTTATTTTAGAACCTATTTATAGTGATGCTTGGACAGCACTTGTTGGCACATCAGATCAGGCAACTGCAAGAAATACTATCATTCTAAATCAAGAAACACCATTTAGAATATTAGGTTATGAAACATCAACGCTTACTGCACTAACACGTGATACAGTTACTCTTGGCCCAACTGGTGATGGACTAAACTATAATATTGGCAGTGCACACAATTATCAGATATTGATACCACTTGCAAGTGGAGTTTCAATAAATCAAATAAAAAGTATGACAATTGAAGGTGCTGGAACATCAACAAACGACCAGCGAGGAAGATACCCATCAGGAATATTTGGTAGTTTACAAAGTTGCTTAGCTTCACCACAAGGAAACTATTATCCTTGGAATAGCTCAACAAGCACACCTGGAGTTATTTTTCAAACATCACTTGCTGAAATAGGTATATTCCATAATCAAGTTGTTGAATATTTTAGAGATAATGACGGAGAATATGCAGCTCCAGCATTTAGACTTCTAGTAAAAGTATACGGCAGAGCGAGTCAATAATGGATAAACCTCATATTTATAAAATAACAAATAACGTAAATGGTAAATACTATTATGGCGTTCATAATGGCAGTGATACTGCAAACTATGAGGGCAGTGGTAAGCTACTAAAGCAAGCTTATAAGAAGCACGGTAAAGCCAATTTCAGTAAAGAGATATTACTATGGTTTGATACCGAAGCCGAAGCATATGAATATGAGGGAGTTATTGTCAGTGAAAAGATGATAAACAAAAATAATCCTCAATGTTATAATCTTGTAAAAGGTGGTGTTGGTGGAGGTGAATTCACCGAAGAAATGCACAATAAAGCTAAGAAGTGGCGTAAAGAAAACAAAGATACATTAGTTTCTCAACTAACAAAAGCTGGTAGAAAAGCTGCTTCATTACAACACGTTCGTAACATTCGAAGTAAAACTGCGGTAAATAGTACAAAAAAAGCTATTGAAAGTGGAAACCATGTTTCTCATCAACAACATTGTTGCCCATATTGTGGCAAAGAAGGCCGAGGTTCAACAATGAAACGTTGGCATTTTGATAATTGTGCTAATAACCCAAGCTCAAAAAGATATATAGGAGAATAATAAAATGGCAATTTCAGTATCAATAACATCAGACGTGGCAATGCCTATTTCACAGGCAAATCTTCCACAAACAGTAACTCTTACACCTACAGCAGTAGATACTCTTGATGCATCACCAAGTATGGCGTTTAGCTATTTCATCGTTAGTAAACCTACAGGTTCTAGCGCTGCTTTATCACAAACTATTGGTAGCAATGTATCGTTAGATATTGATGTATGGGGAAACTATCAAATATTTGTTATTGCAACAAATACAAATAGTAACGATACATCAGCTAGTAATCCTGTTGGTGCACCTTTAGGTTCATTCTTTACAATCTCTGTAGAGAGTACAAACAAACAATTACAAAAGCCAGCACCTACACAAAGAAACTGGCAAAACGTTTATCATGACTTAGTTCAGGCAGTTGAAGATCTCAATGCTAGCAAAGCAACACTCACAGTTGGTGGTGCGTCAGAAATAGCTAATGTTGTTGAGATTGCTCAAGGTGCAGGTAAATTAGATAGTGATAGTGACCACGAATTAGTTATAACTCCTGACAGGCTTGGAACTGTATTAGGATCTGATAATGCAGGTGGTGCTCTTACTGGTGGTCAGGTAAACACTCTACGTAATCAAATAAAGACTATTGCCGATGGACAGATTGCACTAGCAAGTATTGGTGATTTGGCTGATGTTGACCTTACCGTTGCACCTAATCCTGGTCAAGTATTAGCTTGGGATTATGCTACTTCTACATTTATTCCTGCAGATAACGGAGCAGATGGTGACATTACTGGTGTAACTGCAGGCTCTTATCTTACAGGTGGCGGTACAAGCGGTGATGTTACACTAAATGTTGCAGATTTAGATGTTGCTGCATTTATCGATAGTGCCTTACAAACATCTGCAGAAGCATTTTCAGATACAGATGGCTCTCTAATGACTGCTGCAGCAATACTCGATCTTATTCAAGCAAATGCAGGTGGTGCCTCAGTAGGAGACCAATATGATATACAGCTTGCAGATGGTAGTGGTGGATTTAGCGCTGCAAACTGGCAAGTAACCGCTGCAAATCATTTAGTTCCTACAGTAAATAATCAATATGATATTGCTTCTACTTCTGCAAGAGCAAGAACAATCTATGCATATGATGTAAATGTTTCAGATGACATTACATTAGGTGATAGATTATCTATTGCAACAGGCGGTGAAATTCATGTGGGTTCAAGCGGCTTAGCTTCAATTAGTCTAACAAATAACAATGCTGATATTGGTACATTGTTATTCAAAACATTAGGCTCAAATGACGCTGGTCTAAACTCTCTTATTAGAAACGAAGCAGATGATGTACAATTTGCTGCTTCTTCTACTGCAACAGAGGCAAAAGCTACTTTTGTAGGAACATCAGCAAATCTAAGCTTGGTTACACAAGGCAAGATGACTACTTCATATCAAATTGGTTTACCAGCTGAAAGTAATACAGCAGCAGTAAATAACATATTGTATGTTACCGAGAATGATGGTACAACTACAGATTTAGACTTTGGAAAACCACTTGGACGAGTAGCATATACAACGCACGTTTCTCGAGAAGTAACTGAGGAGGGTAGTTTTGACGGTAGCGGTAACTTGATATATTCAGGTGATGAACAAGCTTGTATCTGGTGGGTAAAAAATACAACAGGAAAAGACGTTGTATTAGACAATACATTTGTTCACGTTGGTGAAATGAGAAATTTATCTCTAAACTTTGCAATTGTAAAAGCTACATCAGATGCTAATGCATTGAGTAATAGTTGGACACAAGTTAGCTCATCATTTACAGTAACGAATAATTCAGGTTCAGATAACGTATTAGGTCAAGGCCTTGCGACTGATACTACTAATCATACATTTACTAATGGTCAATACATTGGATTAGTATGTACTAGCATACCACAATCTAATAGAAACGACAAACGTATATCTATTACATTTGATTGTAAAACAGAGTTATCATTCGCATAACCAGATTGAACCCTGTTTTATCTTCTCGCAAAACAGGTATATTTATATAGGTAGAGCCATAAAATAAAAACAGAGACAAACAGGAGACATATGAACCATTACATATATAAAATTTCAAATCCTGAAACAGGTGAATATTATTACGGAAGACGTAGTACAAAAAAGCACTGGAAGGAAGATAAATATTTCGGTAGTTCACGTGTCTTGAGAAAATATGCGGGAAACAAAAAACCTACACAGGAAAGATTACCCGGCTGGAAGAAAGAAGTACTTTTATTATTTGATAACTTACGAGAGCTTTGCCTTCACGAGAAAATAGTTATTGGTGATAAATGGAAATCTGATCCACTTTGTTTGAATGGTATACCCGGCGGTGAATATAATACATTTTCAGATACTGAATTACTTTCAGACTTAGGAAAAAAAGGAGTTTCAAAAGCTCTAGAAAATGGTAATCATATCTCTAAAAAAGATCCAAAGCATATGAGAAAAATTGGTGCGTTAGGCTCTAAAGGAAAAAAATGGATGACTAATCAGGAAGCTGATAAACTAGTAAAACCTGAAGCACAACAACATTTTTTAGACCAAGGTTGGACATTTGGAAGATCTGATAAGGTAAAACAAACAGTATCAGCTAAGACTAAAGAAGCTATGGCTGACCCTAATATTATGGAAAATTATATGAAAGGACGATGGTATAAATAATGGCAGATATAACATAAGAAGGCGAGGAAATAGG